TCTTCCGATCTTTTTGTTACTGCCGCCCATTGAATCAAGGCGGCTAGTACCAGATTCCATACTATGAAAGAACTGATCCGCATTGGATTTCATATTAACAACTACTGTGTTAATACGTTTTAGCGAGTTTTCAAGGTTGGCAACAACAGAAGCGCTTTGCGCCTGTCCCATGTTAAAAGACTGCTTGTCCACTTGCTACCTCCTTATCGTTCTTTTTGCTCTTTCAATCCAGTTATAACGTTCTCTTGCTGACAGGGACCTAAGGTCGGACAATGTCCACCCTGTAAACGTTCTAGTTAATAGCTCGTATTGATCAAAAAACTCTTCGTAATCCCGCTCGCTATATGCGAAACAAATCTAAAAGGCTAAGTGGTAAAGCCATATCTTCACCGCATGCCTTGCAGACCTTTTTCACCTCCCCAAGGCGTGGTCCCGGGTTTCTTTCAATAATCTCTTCAGTAATCTTTGATCTATCTACCATTCCAAGAGATAGCGCACTTGCCGCTCCCACTGAAGGAACGCCATTAATAGATAATACACATCCGGCCAAAAGCAAGGTTGTAAGCTCAGCAGATGTTTTATCTGTATTTTCTAAAAGCTTGCGCTGTGTTACGCCGTTAGGAAGAGTTACGCGAACAGTTCCTTTCTTTGTTTCCACATCCCAAGTTCTTGGTTCATCTCCTAAATGTTTAACGGGAACGTCTTTATCCAGATCTACAGTAACTTTATCTTCATCACCGCAACTTACACATTTACTAAACAAATCAATTTCTGATCCAAATGTTACTTTTCGTATTCCTAGAAGAAGTGCGTCTCTATCTCCAGAAAGCAAAAGATCTAAATCGTCTTTTTTAACTTCGGTAGACCCAAGCTTTATTACACCTCGTTGCAACAATGCATTAAGGGCTTTTCCCGTAGTTCCAGCCTTAGCAATTGCCTCCTCATCCGCTCCGTTCAATTCACGAACTTCTGCAGTAAGAACTACCTCACCATTTGGTTGAATAAATCCTCCAGGAAGAGTTACTTCTGACTCCGAAGGAGCCCGAGTTGTTACAGCTTGAGCGGGCTCCTCCATTGCCATTGCCGCAGCTTTATTTACAAGCTCAGCATCTGTGATGATATTTGACACGTCTTATGCTCCTTAGTTAGTTATTATGCTTGATCAGCAATTACTGAATAGTCGTCTTTTACATAGTTAACTGAAAGACCTTCATGAACTAGGCTCATTGATTCAAAAAGAATTGCGCCATCGTTTGCGTTTAGGTCTGTGTAATTAAGCTGAGTAATCCACGCATTGTAGATATTAAATACCATCTTTGGTGTGTTACCAGCAGATCCTGCATTTGGGTGATCCATGACATAAATTGAAATGTTTACACGGAATCCCTTTTCTGCACCTGTAGCAATACCGTCTCCAGCTGTTGCTGCAAACAAGCCTCGCATCCATGTCATTGCTTGGTCATTTCCGTAGAGAACTCCGCGTTGGAAGGTCACTGGAGAAAAGACTGTCATTCCAGGGATTTGGTGCACAGTTGTGTTGTATCCGCCCTCACGATATGAAATCGATTGGGTAGTGATATTTAGACCACTGATATTTGTAAATCCGCCAATCCAGCCACTAGATGTACCGTTGCTGTTTGGTGTTTTGCTGCTTCCAGAAGTGATCTTTGTGCTAAACACGCCGTCACTTGCCGGGCTAAACTCAGCAATAAAACGAAAACTACGAAGTGGATCCGTTGCTATGCTGGAGAAGCGATTGATTACGCTGTCATTTGTATTTGCCATTTATTCTTTTCTCCTTATGCCACAGTAACGGTGGTTCCACCGTCATACTGACCGATCTTGATAACAACAAATTCTGCTGGGCGTTGTAGAGCTACGCCAACAGTAATATGGACTTCTCCATTTGCAATTGTCAACGGTGTGTTGTTTGAGCTGTCGACTTGCACGAAGAAGGCCTGATCAGGGGTTGCGCCAGATAGTCCGCCCTGTGACCAGAAAGATGTCAAGAACGTACTAACAGTTGCGTTTAGACGACGCCATAACGCCTGATCGTTTGGTTCAAAAATTGCAAACTTAGTAAGGTCTGTAAGAGACTTTTCCAAGTAGATTAATGAACGACGAACTGGCACATAAATTGTCGCATATCCTGGTTGAAGTGTTCGAGCACCCATAACCACGATGCCAGAACCCGAAACAAATCGAATAGCGTTAACTGGCGCAACTGCACTGTTTAGCGCGTCCAAGCTTGCATTTGTTAGAGGAACAACAGAAACTACTCCAGTAAGGCGCGCTTGAAGACCGGCAGGGGCCTTAAACACTCCGCGAGAAGAGTCAGTCTTTGTGTAAAGAGCTGCAACTGACGCACCAGGGCCAACAAGAACAGTGGCAGCCTGGTTTCCGCCCAAACCAACAGTTGGGTCTGGAATTGTTAGTGGAGGGTAATAAACAGCGCCATATGATGTAGCGGTGTAATTTGCTGCAAGGTTAGTTTGGTTTGTAACAGTATCGTTAATTCCATCGATAATTACAAAACAGTCACCGCGTCCAATAGCGTAGGACAATGCTGCGTTAACAGTGGTTTGATCTGTGTAACCAGGAACGTTAAGGATAAGAGCTGACTGAACAATATCAAGCAACGAGATTGCGTTACTGATATCTGTTGAAGTTGGCGCAGTTCCATCGTTACCAGATGACAAAGGCTGGTTTACTCCAACAACTGGGTTACGAGTAATTCCAGTAGCGGTTGAAGGTGGGGTTGCCTCTAAAAGGGTAATGTAGTTAGAAGTTCCATTAACAACAGATAGAGCGTAACGAGCATTTGATGCTGTCATAGAAATTCCAGGGAAACGCTCTACAACGTTAGCGTCTGCTGTTCCGCCGTAATAAACAATCAAATCAAAGTAGCCAACAAGGCCAGCAGAGTTTTGGATAGTTACATTTATGTTATTTCCCCATGTACCAGGGTTAACTGCTTTGATAACCAAAGTTGCTGCTCCGCCACTAGAAGTGCGGTCATTAACAGTTGCTGAGGCAGCTGCGGAACCTGAGTGAATAGCGCGTGTTACATAACACTGGCTTCCACCGTTAGCAAAGAATTGGTATACGGCAAGAGGAAGGTTGTTGCTAGCAACAGAGTTCCATGTTCCAAATAGAGTTGTGTATTGACTCCATGAAGATACAAGAACTGGTGTAGATGTTGGTCCGCGGTCATTTACACCAACAAATGCAGCAACAGATGTTGAGTTAAGACCAACGGTTTGAGGTGTAGGATTGAGCGTCTCTTGGACGTACACTCCTGGACGTAGGTATTGAGCCATTATGTCTCCTTATTAGTTTTTCGTAACTTCGAATAGTGGGAGTGGTAGTAGTCCGGACGGGATACTTGTAGTTGTAGTGTTTACATTTACAGTTTGAACAACTGAAGTAATTGCCGCCGCAGCAACCTGTGGAGGCATCTCACTTATTACTCTTACTGTAAAAACAATGCGCAAGACTCTTCTGTTTCCGGTTTCACCGTCAACTGCGTCCCGCTTTACATACCCATCAAGAATCATAGTTCTTTGGGTTGACTCGGTACCTAATTGGTTTGGGACAGTTAGGTACCCATACTTAGAAGGAAAAATGTTTAATAGCGAGCTAATAAGTGCTCGGTCATGTCTAGGTTGGCGCGAGTAGCTCGTTACTTGATACACAATGTCATACGCAATGGGCGTGTCATATCGAAACGCTTTATTTTCAGAAGGCGTTATTTGCCCAGCATAATCAATGTCTACTATTTTTCCAGACGTTTGTCGGTACTCCGCTTGAACAATGTCAATAAGATCAATAGTAATAAATGGAAAAGACAAATCTCTAACTTCAACGTCCGGATACCCGTACCAAACCTTTACTGGTCGGTTAGCGTTTTTATCATCAGCAACTGTAATGCTTTGAAGTAATCCTTTTAACGCGGCGTCTTCTGCAATTACAAATGGGTTACCCATTAAAGACCCCAATCTCATCAATAAAAGATTTGGCCACTACATTGTCCATTACGTCGGATATTGATTTAGAGGAGCGAGAAATAAACGGCCTAATTACAGCGTTCGGAATAGCCCCTTCATTCCCATATTCAAGGTCTTCAATTTCAGCAGCAAGTTCTTCCGGGTAATCAACAATCAGAGAGCCGCCGACTAAATCTACTTTTAGGGCCGCAATAAGATTGCGTGGCCAACCAGCAAGGGTAGCAATTGCGTGCAGTTGTTGAGTAAGTTGTGGGATCAAGGCAGCTGCGGCCTCGTCCATAATGGCTGCGCTATTTGCTCTTTTTGGCAACATGTTTCACGATTTTCCCAGCCACATAGCCTTTTGCGAAGTTAACCACAATGTCCTTTTCTTTAGGAACAGCGTCCGCGATAGCTTTATAAAAAGCAGAGGCGGAAGGTTTATCCTCATAGTTAGGCATAGTCTTCTCCTATCGGAGTGGCAGGGTACATCGCAAAGGTCTATCAAATTCCGCACGGAATTCTCTATAAGGATAAAGCAAAAGAGCCCCTTTCGGGGCTCTTAATCAGTACCAGTTTTACTTCTTACCGTACTTCTTTTCAACCTTTTTTTCAAGAGATTTATCCATCTCTTTGTCTTTCTTAGGTGAAGGCTTCTTGGCGTCCATTTTAGCGTCTGCCTTATCAAAAGCCGCTTTGCCTTTAGGACCAAGCTTTTTCTTCAATTCAGCGTCTTGCTTCTTGTCGCTCTCTTTTGCTTTAAAAGGCATTACTTCTTCTTACCCATCTTCTTCATTGAAGCAGCTGGCTTAGCTTCTACTTTCTTAGTAGCAGCCTTTCCCTTGCCGTAACCGACTTCGCCCTTTTTCTTACCGCAACCACATTCCATGCACATTATTGTTTCTCCTTTTTTGTTGGTTTTACTTTCTCAGGCAATTTGCCTGATGAGGGTTATTTTTGCCACCTTAGTTGGCATATTGTAAGAACTGCGGGTCGTTAACCATTTCTTCAGGCATTACTTGAATTAAGTCAATGGCCAACAGTGTGTATCTTTCAGAAATTATCCCACGTTGTTGAGTTAGATATGGGCGATACACTTCGCCTTTCCAAATAACACGATCTTTGTCCTGAGTTCCAAGATATTGAATGCTGCTTTCAAGGCTCGGGTAGAGAGCCCTAAGGTCCTCAATATTTAAGGTTAAGTGCAACTCGTCCGCCTTGTAAAAACCAAGTTGAGAGGACTTGGCCTGACCTTCAGTAATAACGGCTCTGATTACCGGCATTTGATAAGGGCCGTCCCATCGACGCCCTCCCCCGCTTACGCCGTACCCATCTCCGACGTCATAAATGGGATCAATGTTAGTTGTAGAAACGTCGTAAAACCACCACTCGGCTTTTGTGCCTACTGGGTTACGAAGGTCTGAATTAACCCCGTCAAGAATTGAGTTGGTTTCAAAATCGGAGTCAAAACGACCCCCAGGAGCATTAGCGCGCATAAGTTAACTGCTCCTTAATTTTGTTTTTTAAAAACGCCATTCCTATAGTATGGCTTATGAGGCAACTCTGTTAAGGTTATCCTCAATGCAAACTCTATAATCTTGTCTAATATCTTCAATAAGTATCTTTTTAAATATGGCCCTAGATTCTGTTTCTCGACCTAACCACCATCCGCTCACTGCCTTTTCAAACTCAAGGCAGTACTTTCCAAGATAATCAACATCTCCTTCTAACGGAGTAAGGCCATCAATTGCGTATTTTAAACCAAGCTCTGCAAACGAATAGGCTTCTTGCCAATTTCCCTGACGCTCATGGAATCTTGAGTACCAGAAGTACGCCTCTGGACGATCTGAAATAAGGCTCATGGCTTGAAGAATTGAACCGCTGCTTGAATGTCCTCGACCCTTCTGAATGTCAAAACACCATGCCATCTTTAATAGTGCGGCGTATGCAACAGTTGTGTGAGTTTCAAATCCGTACTCCGCCGACCTAAGGTAAAAAGATACGGCCGAAGCTAGTTGACCAATTTTAAAATACTCTTCTCCAATTTTAAAATTATTAATTGGGTCAAAAGGGTCGTAAGAGGCTTGCACTACCAAATCTTCAATTACTGACATGAGCAATTGCCTCCTTAATCATTGTCTCTAAAAGGTTTTGTGGAACCCGCAAAATAAAAGCTGCATTATCTTGAAAGCCAAAACTAATTAAAAGATCTTCTTTGTATACAGCGGCTCCGGCAGAAAACTCAATCCTTGCATCTAAGAAAGAAAACTCTTTAGGAGAAACCCCAACAATGTTAAAGTCTTTATCCCAAACTACTAACCTATGTCGATAAATCCCATCTTTTTGTTTTAAGTAGTTTTTAAATAAACGTACTTCATGAGTAACGGCAATATAGTAATCTCCCCAAGGAACAACGTGCGATCCTCCACGTTGATCAGAGTTAGTTTTAAACCCGTCTTTAACAAAGAGAGAGTCACACTTAGGTTCGTTTGGATAGGCTTTAACAACCTCAGTTGGCATTGTCCACTTCACA